ACAAAGCTAGAGAAAGATACTCATTTGGAGTATCAGACCCTAGAGGTATCTTCGGAGTATCTGGAGCAGCGTAATAAGTAATTTATGAGGCGGACATAGTTCCGCCTCATTTACAGTAAAAAAGGTGAGACTTATGAAAAAATTTTTAGTAAATATTTGGGCGTATAACCATCACGCAAAATTTGAAGTGTTATCTGAAGATAACGCAAAATCCCTAGAAAATGCAATCCTTGACAAACTTGGAGAAAAGAGTATAAAATGGGAAGATCTTGGAATTAGTTATGATGACAAGACTAACAGAATAACTTATGAGGAAGTTATCTATGATACAAGACCTATACAAACAAAAAAGGTCCTTGGAGTTGAAGTGGGAACAGGAGCATCTATCTAATGGTAGATATACTCTTGAAATGGTCCGAATCGATGACAAAGTTAAAGAAGTCATCACAAAGATCAAGCTGGAAGAAGCAGCTATTGCCCACAGGCAGAATACTATTGAAGGTGCCGCTCCACAAGTTTCAGTAGCTACTTAATAAAAAAGCTACATCGTTGAATAAATTCAATTCACACTACAGGCTCTCTTGCACTCTACTAAAATCTAGTATATAGTTTTATTACTATACAAATTAATTAGAACATAGACGCGTATAGTCGACGGCCTAGAGACTATGTTCGGAAACTAGGAGGATATAATTATGGCAAATACTACATTTTCGGGACCGGTAAGATCAGAAGCTGGTTTTCAAGTCGCGACTAAAAATACAACAACAGGTGCATTCACAACTAGAATGAGTTCAGGTATGCCTGACTTAACTGGTTTAGCAAAAGCAGACGTAGCAACAGGTGCTGGTTTTGCATTTGCAGCAGACACTATAACAATTGTAAACTACACAGGTGCAGCCGCAGCAAGCACTACATTACCTGCAGCAACAGCAGGAACAGTATGTGTTTACATGCAAGCAGTTGATACAACTGGTGGAACTAACACTTTAACTTTTGATTGTGCAGGAACTGACGTTTGGGCTACTGGTTCAGTTATTGAATCAAGATCAGGCGGAGAAGCAGATGTTGATATTTCTACAGCAGGTGAAACTCAATTAGTTTTCACAGCAGCTAACGCAACAACAAACTTGTTGACTGTTGGTGGACAAATTGCTTTCATTTGTTACGAAACAGGCACTTGGCATATTGCATCATCATTAGCGAGAGAAACAACTCAAACTACTGGTGCATTTGCATTTGCAGCGTAATAATTAATTAGTGTGGGGCTTCGGCCCCACATCTTAATTTTAAGGAGAAAATATGGATTCAGACCAAACAACGTTAAATAAAACTACGGGTGCAATATCTGTTTTAAGAGCAGCTAGAACAAGAGTTACTTCTATTCAAGGTAGAGGTGAAGCAGGTTCTGTTTTACTTTTACATGATGCAGCGGCAACAAGTGATGCAGGTGCAGGTAATTTAAAAGCAACCTATAAGTTTGAGACAGAAGGATTAGAGGTTTATATACCTGGTTCTGGTATTTTGTTTGAAAACGGAGTTTGTGCAACTTTAACACAAACATCTGGTTCAGATGGAAGCGTTACCATGACAATTACGGGAGCGTAATAAATGGCTAATACAACTTCGGGCACAACTACATTTGATAAAACATTTGCTATTGATGAAATAATAGAAGATGCTTTTGAACGTATTGGATTAAATTCTGTAGCAGGTTATCAACTTAAATCTGCAAGAAGATCTCTTAATATTCTTTTTCAAGAGTGGGGTAATAGAGGACTTCACTATTGGGAAGTAGGAGAACTAGATTTAGATTTAGTAGAAGGACAAGCTGAATATAAATTTTTTAGAGCTGCCGCTGATGGCACAAGTGCTACATCAAATCCAAATGGTATTTATGGAATATCCGATGTCCTTGAAGCACAATTAAGAAATAATAGAACGGCTGTAACTCAATCAGATAGTCCTATGACTAAAGTAGATAGATCTACTTATGCAGGTTTTTCAAACAAACTTTCAAAAGGCACACCTAATCAATATTGGGTCCAAAGACTTATTGATCATGTTAGTATTAGTATCTATCCAACACCAGATGCAACTAATGCTTCTAAAGATATGCATTTTTATTATATAAAAAGAATTCAAGATATAGGTGATTATACTAATGCAACAGATGTACCTTTTAGATTTGTACCATGCATGATATCAGGATTAGCATATTATTTATCACAAAAATATGCACCACAACTTATGCAAGCTATGAAACTTGCTTATGAGGATGAATTAGCAAGAGCATTAGCAGAAGATGGTTCTGCTTCTAGCACATATATTACACCAAAAGCATACTACCCAGGAGCATAATGTCTAGATACGCAACAGGTAAATACGCAAAAGCAATATCAGATAGATCAGGTATGGAGTTTCCATATAGAGAAATGGTTAGAGAATGGAATGGTGCATTTGTTCACTTTACAGAATTTGAACCAAAACAACCACAATTAGAACCAAAACCAAATGGTGCTGATGGTGTTGCATTATTAAATACAAGAACAGATAGAAATGAACCACCAACAGCAATTCTTTTACCAAAAAATCCTTTTACAGTAACAAATGGCAGTGCAACTTTAACTGTAAGTTTACTTAATCATACTTTAGAAGTTGGAGATTTTGTTTTATTTTATAACCCAGCTAGTAATGATCCTACACAAAGTTTTAATTTAGGAGCTAATCTTTTTCCAATATTTGCAATAGCAGATGCAATAACAGCTTCAGCAACAACTGCTACGTTTGATTCTAATACAAATTTTCCTGCAACAGGTTTTTATTTTATACAAAGTGCAACTGCACCAAGTTCAACAAATCCTGATTATGTCCCTGTAATTCAAAGAGAAGTTATACAATACACAGGCACATCTGGAGCACAAACTATAACAGGTTTAACACGAGGCACTAATGCACCTTTTAGAGGTCAAACACCAGAAAGCACAACAGCAACTGCACATGCTATTGCTAATGTTTTTCCAGGTTTAGAAATACAATCTGTAACTACAAGAACAGAGAATACAGGTGCTATGCCAGCTACAAAAACAGTTAATACAGGCTTCACTGTTACCTTGCCTTATAACGCAGTTGGTAATATAACAGGTGGTGGAGAAAACATTTATGTTAGTCCAATGATAAGAGGTATATTATGATAAGTTATATTTGGAATAAAATTAAAAATATATTTAAACCTAAAAGACAAGAATCTGTTGTTTTACAAAAAGAAGTAAAACCTAAACTAGATCCTTGTAGTAAACATATATATTACAGAAAAAGCTGTTTAGTTTGTAGAGAGCTAAGACAAGCAGGAGTTATTTAATGGCTGGATTAAGTGCATCAGGATTAAAAACACAAATTAAAAGTTATACTGAAACAGATTCTAATGTATTAACAGACGCTGTTTTAGAAAACATAATATTAAATGCACAATACAGAATATTTAGAGATGTACCAATTGATGCAGATAGAAAACAACAATTAGGTAATTTTGTTGCTGGACAAGAATCTATAAATGCTCCAGCAGGATGTTTATTTGTTAGAGGTATACAAGTTTACGACACAGCAGGATCAGAAATTACAGGAGCTAATAGATGGTTAGAAAAGAAAGATATGTCTTATTTGCAAGAGTATCAAGATATAACAGGAACATCAGCTGCACAAGGTCAACCTAAATATTATGCTATGTTTGGTGGTGCTACAGGAGAATCTGATACTACATCAGGTAGAATATTCTTAGCTCCAACACCAAATACAACATATAGATTTAGAATACATTTTAATAAAATGCCTGATCTTTTAGAGAATAATGACACTAATTATATTAGTCTTAATTTTCCAAATGGGCTTTTATATTGTTGTCTATCAGAGGCTTATGGTTTTTTAAAAGGTCCGATAGACATGTTGACACTATATGAAAATAAGTATAAACAAGAGGTACAGAAGTTTGCTAACGAGCAAGTTGGTAGAAGACGAAGAGACGACTACACAGATGGCGCAGTTAGAATACCAGTTAACTCAGCAAACCCGTAGGAGATAAATTATGGCAATTACATCAGCAATATGTTCAAGTTTTAAACAAGAACTTTTACAAGGTAAGCATAACTTTGCTTCATCAGGTGGACATACTTTTAAACTAGCTTTATTTACTAGTTCTGCATCTTTAGGTGCGGCAACAACAGATTATTCAACATCAAACGAAATTACAAACACATCAGGAACAGCTTATACAGCTGGGGGAGCATCTCTTACAAGATCAGGAGTTGGTTTAACAGGCACAACTGCATTTACAGATTTTAGTGATGTTACATATTCATCAGCTTCTTTTACTGCAAATGGTGCAATGATTTATAACACTACGACAGCTGGTGGATCATCAACTACAGATGCCGTTGCAATCATTGCTTTTGGTGGAGACAAAACAGCAAGTAATGGAACTTTTAAAATTGAGTTTCCTGCAAACGACGCGACAGCAGCAATAATCAGATTAGCATAGGAGGTCGACCATGTCGACGACTTCAGGATGGGGCCGGTTAACCTGGGGACAGGCTAATTGGAATCAAGCTACAACTTTAAAAACTGGTTGGGGCGCTCAACAATGGAGTGGTGATGGCGGCTGGGGAGATCTTTCTGATCAAACTGTTTCTGTTTCTTTAACAGGTATACAAATTACAACAAGTGTTGGATCTGTAGATGTTCCTGATCAAATAATAACACCAACAAGTTTTGAAATAACATTATCACAGGGAGAAGCTTTTGTTCCTGTAAGTATAGATACTTCTTTATCAGCAACATTCTCCGTTGGTTCATTAACTGTGAATGATGTAACTATGGGTCTAACAGGCCAACAAGTTACAGCTGCATTAGGTGTACCTGTAGTAGCTGACATGACTGTTGGAATGACGGGTCTAGATTTAACTTTATCACAAGGCACGGCTTTTGCTCCAAACGATACAGTAATTATTTCTGGTCAAGAAATGACTTTATCGCAGGGTACTGCAACTGGAACATCGTCACAAGAAGCAGCATTAACAGGTATTGAAGCAACTTTTAATATCGGTTCTGTAACTATACCAAATGACACTGTTATTGTTTCTGGTTTGTCTATGGAAGCTAGTCTTGGTTCTATTGTTGGATTAGGTGGTGCTGTTGCTAATCTAACTGGTATTAGTATAACATCTAGTTTAGGATCTTTAACTGTAGAAGAAGGTTTAGGATTAACAGGAATATCGTTTAGCGCTAGTTTAGGAACAGTTTCGTTAACAGATATTACAGTAGGATTAACTGGACTATCAGCTACCTTTAGTGTAGGAACTGTAGACATATTTGCTTATGGCGATGTTGACACTGGTTCAAATACATCATATAGTAATATTTCGACGGGTTCGAATGATACATATTCGGATGTTGCAACTGGATCAAATACAAGTTATAACGATGTAGCAGCGTAGGAGAATTTTTTATGGCATCAACATACACACCTTTAGGGGTAGAACTTCAAGCAACTGGTGAAAACGCCGGTACATGGGGAACAAAAACAAATACTAATTTAAGTATTATAGAACAAATTTCTGGTGGTTATATTGCTAAATCAATAGCAGGTGGCGCACAGACAACTGCTTTATCTGTTTCAGATGGATCAACAGGTGCAGAACTTGCACATAGAATGATTGAATTTACAGGTACAATTACAGGTAATCAAATTGTAACAATACCTTTAGATGTTCAAACTTTTTATTTTTTAAGAAATTCAACTTCAGGTTCATACACTGTTCAATTTAAATATGCTTCTGGTTCAGGAGACTCGTTTACTTTTTCAGCTACAGACAAAGGCGATAAAATTGTATTTGCTACAGCAAATGATGGAACAAACCCTGATATCGATACACTAGCAATTGGAACAGGTATAGCAAGTGTTGCTGCAGATACATCACCTCAATTAGGTGGTGACCTTGATATGAATGGTCAAGATATTGTTACTACATCAAATGCAGATATAGAATTAGCACCAAATGGAACAGGACACGTAACTGTTAAAGGTAATGATAATCAAGGTGCTATTCAATTTAATTGTGAAAATAATTCTCATGGACAACAGATAAAAGCTGCTCCACACTCAGAAGCTGCTAGTAATATTTTAACAATACCAAGCACTGGTGGTAACTCAACTTTAGTATCAGATGCTTCTACATCAACTTTAACAAACAAAACTTTAACAGCTCCAAAAATTGTAGATGCAGGTTTTATTGCAGATGCAAATGGAAACGAACAAATTATATTTCAAACAACAGCTTCAGCGGTTAATGAATTAGAAGTAACAAATGCTGCAACAGGTAATAATCCTGGTCTTGCTGTATCAGGTGGTGATACAAATATTGGGTTAGAAATTACAACAAAAGGAACTGGATATATTAAATTTAATGATTTAGCTTATATTCCACAACAAGCATTAACATCATCTTCAAACGCCGTTGCATGGGATGTGCAAGCAAAACCAAATGCATATCATCTAACAACAGAAAATACTACTTTCTCTGCACCAACTAATTCAGTTGAAGGTTCATTTATTTGTTTAGAAATAAACTACAACGGAAGTCATACGATCGCCTTCAATACCGTCTTCGAATTTGCAGCATCAACTGCTCCAACGTTTACTTCAACAGATGGTAAAGCAGATATTCTTGTATTCAGATATAATGGTGCTGTGTGGCAAGAAGTAGGTAGAACATTAAATTTAAGTGAAAGTTAAAATATGTACGCATTAGTAGAAGATAACAATATAACAAAAATAATTACAAATCCTAAATCATTAGTGATTGGAGATGTAAGATACCCAGCTAAAATATTTCAGTTATGGTCAAAGTCAGAATTAAATGCCATAGGTATTTATGAAATAGTAACTGATTCAACAAATAAAAAAGATGAAAAATGGTACAACAACACAAATGAATCTTATGCTTTTGCAGAGAACCAAGTTACAAGATCATGGGGTACAGCTACAGCTAAAGCACACGAAGATACTTTATTTACAGCACAGGATGAAACAGATGGCTTAGGCACTGAAGGCAATGTAAAAGTAGAGGGATTAAAAACAATATTAATTAAAAATATTAAAAAAGAAACTGCTGTAGAATTATCAAAAACAGACTGGTACATAACTAGAAACACAGAAAAATCTATTGCTATACCTAGTGCTATATCTACGCACAGAGATGCAGTTAGAACAAAACAAGCTGAAATGGAAACTGCTATAATAAATGCAAGTGATACTCCAGCATTGGAAACTTTATACACATATGTAAATACAGGCACTGAAGAAAATCCTGTATATGAAAGACCATTAGGCGAACTTCCAACACTGGAGAACTAATGTCACTACTTATACCTGGAACTAACTCCATAAAAGACACAGGTTATGATGTAGCTAATTCATTAAGATTTGATGATGGAAGTACTGATTATTTAAATAGAACATTAGGCACAGCATCAAATAGAAAAATATTTACCGTATCATATTGGATTAAAAAAACTACAAATGGATTACATACACCTATTGTAGAAGTTGCATCAAGTGGAGGCTCAATAGGAGGTAGTGAAAATGCTGCTTATATTGCTTTTAATACTTCTGATAAATTAAATTGGTATGAAACACATGGTAGTGGAGTAATTAATTTAACAACAAATAGACAATTTCGTGACCCCAACGCCTGGTATCATATAATGTATGCTGTAGATACTACACAAGGTACAAGTACTAATAGAATAAAACTTTATGTAAATGGTACTCAGGAAACTTCATTTGATTCTGGAGCATCAACATATCCATCTGAAAATTTAGAATCTTATATTAACTCAAACCAAGATGCTACATACATAGGTAGAAGTAGATATAGTAATAAATATTTTGATGGGTACATGTGTGAGGTAGTTCACGTAGATGGAACTGCACAAGGACCTACTGATTTAGGAGAATTTGACGAAGATAGTCCTAACATTTGGAAACCAAAAAATGTATCTGGTTTAACCTTTGGTACAAATGGATTTTATTTAGACTTTGAAGATAGTTCAGCTTTAGGAAATGATGCTGCTGGTTCTAATAACTTTACAGTTAATAACCTTACAGCAATAGATCAATCTACGGATACGTGCACTAATAATTTTGCTACTGCAAATCCTTTAGCAAACATACATGGTGCTGCAACTTTTTCAGAAGGTAATTTAAAAGTATCTGGTGATGCTGCTGCAAATAATAATTGGCAAACTACATTTCTTGTATCATCTGGTAAGTGGTATTGGGAACTTAAAAATTTAATAAGTGATAGTGATATGTCTTTATTATATTATAACCAATCAACAATATCAGGTTCGCATCCAGGTTATGGTTTTGTTTGTAGTAGTAAGAAAAAAATAATTGGTGGAAGTGTAACAGGTTCAGCAATAGGCAGTGCAGCAAACAACGATATATGGTCAGTAGCTTTAGATTTAGATAATGGTAAAATGTTTATAGCTAGAAATGGTACATATTTATCAAGTGGCGACCCAGCAAATGGAACAAATCCATTTATACAAACATCAGATGGATTACCAACTGAGGGTGTTTTTGGTGGCCATGTTTATAATGGTTCAGTAGAATTAAATTTTGGTGGCGGAACACCTACATCTATCTCATCAGGAAATGCAGATGATAATGGTTATGGTAATTTTGAATATGATGTTCCTGCGGGATTTTATAGTCTTTGCACCAAGAACCTTGCGGAGTTTGGATAATGGCCTATTCAACGATAGATAATCCCGAACTGCACTTTCAGGCAAAACCATATTCTGGAAATGGTGGTACACAATCAATTACTTTAGATGGCTCTGAAGATATGCAACCTGATTGGGTATGGATAAAAGTAAGATCACAAGCACACAATCACTATTTATATGATGCAGTTAGGGGTGCACAAGAAAAACTAAGTTCTAATACTAATGGTGCTGAAGTAGATATGGGAAGTACAGGATTAACTGCTTTTAATTCAGATGGATTTTCAATAGGTAATGATACAGATGAAAATGCTAGTGGTCAAACATACGCATCTTGGTGCTGGAAGGCAAACGGTTCTGGTTCAGCTAATACAGCTGGCACTATAAATACTTCAGCCACTTCTGCTAACACAACAGCAGGATTTTCAATATCAAAATATACGGGAAATGCTACAAATGGTGCATCAGTTGGGCATGGTTTGGGTGCTGTTCCAGATATGATAATTGGAAAAGATTTATCAGATACTTCAGGTTGGTGTGTTTGGCATGAAAGTTTTACAAATATAGGTTATAGACAAGCTTTAGATACTACTGATGCACAATCTGATGATGTTTATTTATTTGGAGGTACTAGTAGAGTTGAACCAACATCAACAGTTTTTACACTAGGAAGTGGTGGTGGATTAAATGGTCCAAATGCAAATGTTGTTTATTGCTTCACTTCTATAAAAGGCTATTCTAAATTTAACTCGTATACTGGAAATTCTTCAACTGACGGGACCTTCGTACATTTGGGCTTTAAACCAGCTTTTCTTATGGTGAAGCCAATAGATGCGGCAGATAACTGGGTTATGTTTGATAACAAAAGACATGATGCAATAAATAGTTCTACTGCACCTTATTTTTTTTATGCAAATAAAAATTTTGCTGAAACAACAGATACAAAACAATGTGATTTTTTATCAAATGGTTTTAAAATAAGAAGTAGTGGTAATACAATAAATAGGTCAGGCCCAATGCTGTATATGGCTTTTGCGGAGTCTCCCTTTGTTAATAGCAATGGCGTTCCAAACAATGCGGGGTAAATATGTTACAAAAAATAGGTTTTCAACCAGGAATTAATAAACAGATAACACCTACTACAGCTGAAGGTCAGTGGACTGATTGTGATAACGTAAGATTTAGATATGGTACACCTGAAAAAATAGGTGGTTGGAAACAATTAGGTGATGATGCACTGACTGGTGCAGGTAGAGGGCTTCATCATTTTGTAAACAGTAAAGCTAGAAAGTATGCAATCATTGGTACAAACAGAATTTTATATGCATACTCTGGAGGTGTATTTTATGACATACACCCAATTAAATCTACAAACACTCTTACAAGTGCATTTAGCACAACTAACGGATCACCAACTGTTACAATAACTTTTAGTGGTGATCATGGTATATCTGAACAAGATATAATTTTATTAGATAATTTTAGTGCAATAACTAACTCTAATTATGGTGCGTCTGATTTTAATGATAAAAAATTTATGGTAGCGACTGTACCAACAAGTACAACAATTACAATTACAATGCCAAGTAATGAATCTGGATCGGGTGCAACAACATCAGGTGGTATTAGAGTACAACATTATTATCCTGTAGGACCAGCTGTACAAGCAAAAGGTTTTGGTTGGTCACTTGGATCATGGGGTGGTGAAGTAGCAGGAGAAGCTACAACAACATTAACAAATGGTATTAATGATGCTGTAACAACAGGTATTATATTAGGAGATGTATCACAGTTTCCAGACTCAGGTACAAACTTTATTAAAATAGATAATGAAGAAATATCTTACACAGGTATATCTGGTAATGAACTTACAGGTGTAACAAGAGAAGTAAGAGGCACAACAAAAGCTGCACATAGTGGTGGAGCAACTGTTACAAGCACAACAAACTTTGTAGCATGGGGTGAAGCTGCATCAGGTGATTTAGTTCTTGAACCAGGTATGTGGTCATTAGATAATTTTGGTGATAAAGCTATTTGTTTAATTCATGACAGTGCAGTATTTGAATGGGATTCAGCTGCTACAGGAGCAGAGAATATTAGAGCTACAATTATATCTGGTGCACCAACTGCATCAAGACATATGTTGGTTTCTACGCCGGATCGTCACTTAGTATTTTTTGGAACAGAAACAACTATTGGAACACCAACAACACAAGATGATATGTTTATTAGATTCTCGGACCAAGAAGATATAAATACTTACATACCAACAGCAACCAATACAGCTGGCACACAAAGACTGGCCGACGGATCACAGATCAGAGGAGCTATCAGAGGTAGAGATGCAATCTATGTTTGGACTGATACAGCATTATTTACTCAACGTTTTGTTGGTCAACCATTTACTTTTGCGTTTGCACAAGTTGGAACTAACTGTGGACTTGTTGGACAGAATGCATGTGTAGAAGTTG